ATCTGCTGCTGAACCTGTTGGGTAAAGTATGAATCTCCAAACATAACTATTACCATCACCACTACCTATAAAGTAAAGACTGTTACCTACCTCACACATACTAACAGCTTTCAAAGATGACGGTAAGGTTAACTCTGTCCAAGAACCTTCATCACCGAACTCACGCATAACTATCAAGCGTGCATCTCTTTGACAAAATAGATATCTATCCCAAGCTAGTACATTATCTGTAGTATTGTAAGCAGTCGGTGGTATCGCACCATACTGATCTAACTGTATAACATCTTGTGTATTAGTCTGCCATACCAAAGATTTATTATCTAAAAATACTACCGTACCAACAGCAGGCCATAGCGTTGTGATATTACCAGGATTGTTAGCACCAATTGGTGTACTCATACCACCACGCACTAACTCTAAGGTAAAGTTCAAAGTCAAGTCTTCGTTAAGTATCAGACCAGCATTAGTACCTCTTAGTAAAAATATACCTGAATCATTTGTATTAGATTTAGTTGTGACTAATAATCCTTGCGGTAGTACAGTAAAGCCTGTGATTACAGTATCTGGATTACCAACATTAAACTCTGCTAATGGATCAAACTCCATTAAAGATATTGGATTAGAAAACCATATACCATTACGCACTCTTGCAGCATTACTATTTGTAAGCTCATTACCTAATGTAATATCGTCAGTGCTTTTATAGTACTCAATATCTCCAAGCATTAACTGACCTGACCAAACCACACCAACATTTGCTCTTGGTATAAAACCTGTTGCTGGTACAACTGATCCACCTTCTGCATCAAATGGTGTTTCACCATACGCATTATAAGGTCTAACTACCGCACCATCGGTTGCTGTACCAGCGAAAGTTACAGTTGATACTATACCACCTGTGGTTGTAGTTAGCAAAACTCCTGCGTTTGAATATACTTTATAACCAATAATATCAGCGCTACCTGAGTATTCGTTTGTCCAAGTAACAACCACATTGCCACCTGACTGTGTTGCTATAACATTAGATGGCGCACTTGGTACATAACCAGGGTAGACAGCAGCAGTTGATCCTAGTACTGTACCATCGGTATCAGCAGTAGATGCTTCGTCAGCTCCTGTGGTAGCAAATGTTATTGAGTATCTTGAAGGTACGCCTGTAATTGTTCTTGTGCCATTATAATCTGTACCTAAGTTTGCTATTGTAACTACATCTCCTACACGAAAGATATGCTTAGTTGATATTGTAACAGTAGCTACACCACTAGTAATTGCTCTTGTTGTAGTATAGTGTGTGTTTGTTTTGATTACACGATAAACACCTATGCTTGCAGATGTGTTAGCCCATACAAGTAAAGGACTTTGTAACCCTGCTGTTGATTCAGATTGATTTATTAAAAGCGCTGGTACTGCTTTGTTGCTTGCTACAGATGATACCTGTAAAGTTGTCTCACATAGAAAGTGATCATTAGCGTCTGCTACAACAGTAGCATCACCATTGACACTTGTTAATCTTGTCCAAGTTGTGCTATTAACTGTACCATAGACAACGCTATTTGCTGGCGCTATTGCTGCCCATATCTCACCATTGGTCTTAATACCAACAATAAAGTTAGTACCATCAGCAGCTGTTAATTGTCTTATCTCTCTAAAATTAGTTTCAGTACCAACTCTTTGTAAAGGCCATTGTGTTATAAGGCGAGTTTCATCTTTAAGAAAGAAACCTTTAAGGGTTGTCCATTGACGTTCAGTAAAATCACTAGGCGCAAAGGCTTCGTGTATACCACCCGAGAAGTTGGATATGTCTATTATTTTCAAAGTTAAACTCCATAGAAGTTATCGCGTCTACCAAATATACGTCTGCGACCACCTAAGCGTAGAATAGAACGGTCACGCTCAGATAGGTAATCACCTTTCATTTGCTCCATACCATTTTGAAACTGTAGGTTATAGTAACCTCTTCGTTCTGTGTCATCACCCTCACGAATTAAAACTCTTACTGATGCGCCATAAGCTACTAGTGAGTGAAACTTTGCATCAAAGATTGGTACATCAGTTCCACTTGATAGGTTTGCTGGTTCGCTAAAATATCTTAGTGTTATTGTTTCAGATACATCTGGTGTTGGGTATAACTCCATTACACCATTCCAAACGCTATACTCTAATGGTCTGCCGATTATGTAAGGACCTGAGCTATCATCTGTGCTATATCTTGATCTTGGTCGTAGTTGTCTGCGATTAACATCATTGCTTAATACAGCTACGCTTGCTAGTGAGTTATCTGCCACACCAGCAGGTAAAGAGTATGTACCCTGATTAGCACTTGTAGTTATAGTTGTTTGAGCGCGTAGAAAAGGCCAGTCAGCTTCACGATTGATCTCTTGGTACGCTTCGTTAATAAATAAATCTATATCAGCATCTGATATTATTGCTGTACTCTGTATGCCAGTAAGTGATCTGACGTGAGAGCGTAGTTGTGTTAGGTTCAATTGGCTCAACTCCTCACCTATCGTTAAGCACCCGACAATGAAAAACCCCGACAGCGTTAGCCATCGGGGTCTTCATTAAACAGCGACTATGCGCGGTTTAGCTTACCGTGTGCGCGGCGGTTGTTTGTGCCTACGCATAGAACAGAAGCAAGTGGTGTTACGGTATCAAGTGTACCAGTAACTACCTGTGCAGGCATTGCCTTCATAAAGTTTCCGCCTAAATAACGTGCAGTTAAGTAGTCAGTGTTGATGAAGTATGCTGTGTTTGTTGGGCAGTCTGGATCAAGGCGAACAGGAATACCGTCAAAGTCAAGCTGACGGAAGCGTGTCTCACCAGTTCCACTTACACCAGGATACTGGATCTTGCTGTCGAATGAGTTCTCGTACTCAGCGAAAACGTTACGACCAGCGATGATTGCGTTCGGACGCTCTGCTGAAGCGACATAGATGTCGTCAGAGATTGTACGGAAAGCAGTGCGGATGTCAGTACCAGGAGATGTCAGAGTCTTCTCTGTTGATACCCAGTATGATTTAATTGCATCGCAAGTTACTGAACCAGTAGTTGCGGTTGTACCAACTGTTGCTGAGGTAGCAGTTGTGTAGCTAATAGTTGTTGCAGTTACTGCGGTAAGTGTGAATGTACCAGCAAGTGCTGCGATAACTCCAGTTACGACAACAGAATCACCAACGATATAATCGTTAGCACCGATTGTAAGTGTAGCAGTTGTACCTGCACGCTCATAATCAGTAACAGATTTTGTTGCTACACCACCGCGGATACCACCAACGGTACGTGCGGTTGTAGTAGTTAACTTATCGCTGTTTGAGATAATCTCATCTAGCGTGTTGAATGCACCAGCTCCTGCTGATCCAGCAGTGTGAAGTACTGTTGCGAACTTCTTGCCGTGTCCTTTGACAGCAGCATCGAGGTGTGCCTTAGCTAGTGATACAACCTGCTCTGGTCCTGCGTTCATCTCGAGTTGCTTGAACTCTACACGAATCTTAGAAACGAGAGGTGATGACCACTCATACTTTGCTACACCGAGAATATCGCTTGATACGCCAGTGTTAAATGTTCCCGAAGCATCGGTGAATACTGTTGAAGTATCATCTGCTGCTACAATTGGGAAGATCACAGACGGTCCAGTGGCAGACTTGATGTTTGCCTTTAGAAAGTCTAGTGTTGGGTGTGCTGTAAATACGTTGTCAACAAGTTGCTTCTCAATCTTTTGGACTGTTGCGGATAACAACTCATTGAAATCATTTTGTCCTAATGCCATAGTTTATCACTCCTTTTTGTGTTTGACGAGGGTTATTATGATTTACGAGAAGTCAGTTCTTGAAATGCTTGCCACGCTGCGTCTTCGATGTTCGATGCTATCCTTCCAGCAACAATCGAACCACCAGTAGACTTAGGTGTTATAGCACCAGTAGCTGCCTTCTTTGCATCTACCTCTGCCTTCTTGACAGGGGCTTTTGCGGGTTTTGCTTGTGACTTTTCAAACTGTAAGGCTTTCCAAGCTGCCTTTAAGTTTGGAACTTCATTTTCAAGAGCGTAGTTTAACAACTCTAACTTAGCCTCAATCTCTTTATTTGGATCTCCTGCTAGGTTATTTGCCTTTGCTATCTCTTGCCATTGTCTATCGTACTCTGCAACCAATGCTTCCTCTTGCGCCTTTTGAGCGTTTGTCTCTTCAATGGCTGCCCTCTCTTGCTCGAACTTTGAAAGTCTAGCTTTCACTTCTGCAAGTTCGGTCTGACCTTTAACTTCACTTGACCACTTTGCTTGTACCTCTGGTGTTATACCAAAGGTTTCCAAGAACTTAGGATCAAGCTTTTCAGCCTTAGCCAGTTCTACGATGACTTGCGAAAGTACTAATGTTGGGTCTTCAGTGGAGGCTACAAACCCACTAACTACTTCCGCCTGATTCTCTTCCCATCTCTGCGATAGATTGTTAACATACTCTACTGCTTGGGCGGCGTCCGCCTTCTCGCTTTCAAGTTGTTTACGCTCTTCCGCTAACGCTTGTGTCTTACGAGTATAATCTCTTTGACGAAGCGTTGCTTCCTTTACTGACACCTCAGTGCCATCTGGAAGTACGATGGTATCTTCCTCAGTTACAGCGATTGGTGACTTTACAGTCTCATCAGCGCTGCTATCGGCAGCTTCCTCGCTCTCTTCAACCTTCGCTTCTGTCTCTCCAACAGCTTCCGTTTCAGTTGCGTCAGCCACGCTCTCCTGAACTTCTACTACGGTTGATTCTCCTTCCGTTACAACCTCTTCAGTTTTCTGACTTGCTGTAGTCAGTTCTGTTAATGCTGCTTCAAATAGGTTTTCGAAATTGTTCTCTTCTGCCATTTATATCTCCCTTGTCCGAGTGTCATAACCCAAGTTGTCGACATTTGCGATCTTGTTAACTTGTTCGGCTATGAGGGCAGGTAAATACACCTGTCCTCTCATATATGTGTCTTAGTCCGACAGAACTAAATTAAACCTGCCATACCTGCACCAGGTGGCAGTTCTTCTGTTGGTCCAGCGAACAACTGCTCTTCAGTTGGTATCGCTGTTTCAGGTGCTAATCCTCCCTGAGCCACTGCGTTTAGTAACTCAGGTGGCAGTTCCTCAGCTCCAGTAGGAGCAGCACCAGCCATTCCAGGCGCCGCTGGTGGTTGAGGAACTGGCGCAGGCTTGACCAAGAATTGATCTGGGTCATAGCCAAGATCTCGTACAATGTGACGAAGTGCAGGTTCAGTATCATATCCTAAACCTTGTAGCGTTGGTACGATAACACTTAACATCTCAAGCGCACGAGCTTGTTTGGTTGCAGGGTTTACAGCAGATAAAGAACCACCTTCTACCCTCATATCAAACTCACCTGTAATTACATTGGTATCGATATCAGCCCATACGCCACCATTTACACCAACTAATCTAATTGCTCTTGTATCTACCATAAACTCTTGACACAATCTGATGATATGGTTAAATATCTGTGATGCTGATTTTTCTACAGATTGTTGTTTGTCTTTTGCTCTTAGAGTTGCTACACCATCAACCACAGCTGCTGCGTATGCGCTCATTCTATCAGCGCCAACACCACCAGCTTGGAAATCATTTATACCTAAAACCTGTCGCATAGCATCTTCAAACTTACCTTGTGCATTATACAAATCAGCAGGCAATGGCGCTCTTGGTAGTACAGATATCGCATCTCTTGGGTTCAATCCATTTAGCGGCTCCATCTCTACTACAACATCTGGCTCATCGCTTTCAAGTCTATCTCTTGATTCTGAATCAAACAAACCACGTATAGTAACATACTTATTGCCTGACCTTCTCATATTATCAACTTGTTCAGTAAATGTTTCATTTAGTTTTTCTTGTAGTGATGCAATGTTTTCAAGATCACCAAATGACCAAATCTCATTACCACCATCTGAGAAGTTTCTCATATGTACAAAAGGTGGGTATCTATGTGAGTAAGGTATAGCACCTTCAAATAAAGGCTTTGCTGCACCTAGTTGAGTTACAGTTAATGTGCGAGTACGCATATCATAGAACTCATAGATAGTTGCTGTTTCAGATACCATAACTTCACCAGGTGATCCATCACCTCTTTCAGTTGCTCTTTCTTGTATATCAACTAATCCATCAGCAATTAAATCTTCTGTGTTTGATAAAGCAGGATTTGCTTTTATCTCATCAACAGGTAGTACTATTCGTTGTGCTACCCATCTTGTTTCTTCTAGTCTTCTTGCGTTAGCTGGAAAGTAAATATCATAAGGTGATACATACTCAACAAACGGTTCATCTGATTGGACGATACGATCTGTTAAAGCAACATACTCCATTATTTTATCAACAGGTGATACAGGTCTTTGTTCATCAATAGATAAACCAATCTCAGCTTTTAACACACTTGTCATATCTGCTTGTACATCTTCAGGGTTTCTCTTTACCTCTTCTGAGATATGCTTCCAACCAATCTTACAAAATCCATTACCAAGCACAACCATATCCTGTGCCATATCTCTTAATACTGATGTTGCATTTGATCTAATCCAATAGTAACCTGCTACAGCTTCTGCAACCTTTGCTGTAACCTCAGCCTCTTCTCCACCTGAATAAGGTACAGCAATTGGCTTAGGGTCTCTTGCTACCACAGTTGCAAGTATCATATTTAGATGTGGTAAAACCATATTGATAGTTTCTAAATCAGCAGGGTGTAGTCTTTCAAATACTGTTCCTGATACTGTACCCTCACCAAGTGGGTATGACTTACCTGTGCGATACAGAGCTTCTAAGGATCTAAACCAACTATGTCTCCACTTGTATCTCATCTTAGCATCATCAATGAGTTCTAAAACCTCTTGATGTGTATAAGGTCTAATCTTAGATGCCACGTAATCTCCTATTCCTTCTGCTTAACCTACGGTGCTGAGCCCAAAATCTACGATTGGCTCGTTCCTCAATCTGTTGTAATCTCATAACATCCTCGTATAGAGGTGTAAGATCTAATTGGAACTCACCAGTACCTTTGTTCTCACCTATCGTACCTGTTCCGACAGCAACCGTCTCTTCCAAAAGTACATAAACACCAATAGCCAAAGACATAACCAAGTCGTCGTGACATCCAACATCTGCTGCTGTTGTACCATTTTCACGCCTAACATAGGTACTTAACTCATCACGCAAAGGTCCATACACATTTAACAGCTTACATTGACCGTGATCATCAGGTGTAATATACTCAGCTAATCTATTTATAATCAAAGGCTTAGTTGCTTTTGTTGTTGGAAAACCAAATACAGGCGCACGTCTTCTCTTGGCAGAAGCAGGTGGTAGATACCTATACAAGTTAGGATAGTTAAACTGGTTTCTTAACTTATCAATAACAGATACACCAATACCACCAGCATTTTCTACCGCAAGTAAAGCTGCCATCTGATTCCTACCAGCAAAAAATCTACCTATCAAATCTAACTCAATAGCCCAATCGCTTGGCTCAATAGTATTACTGCGATAGTAACCAACTATCTCTGGTGTCCCATCTTCGTGCATTGTTAGTATATGTGCTGCAGAGTAGTCAGCACCTACACCAAGAGATGGGTCAGCAGAGACAACATACTGTTTATCCCAATCAATCTCGTGAGCAGGATATGCCAAAGCTAAATTAGACTGAAACCCTTCACCAGGTAAGTCCTCTACAAAATCTAAACCAGCAGGTCCTTCGTCAATAAACCCTTTAATGTGA